GTCGATTACCGGGACAGAGGCTATTCCAAGACCTACCGCCAGCAGTTGACGGAAGCAGGCATTCCCAACCACAAGATCATTACGATTCCCATCGCTGGCGACAAGTGGGACGGAATCAACGCTGTTCGTGACCGGCTCCCGCGCATGTGGTTTGATCCTGCTTGCGAGGCGCTCCAGGTCGATGAGTTCGGTGAGTCGCTGCCTTCGGGCATCGGCTGTCTGTCCAACTACCGGACGCAGCCCAAGGCCGCGAGCGGTGCGCTTCGAGCACTGCCATTGCACGACATCAACTCGCACGGCGCTGACGCTATGATTACCTTTGGCGCGGCGGATGAGCAGGGATTCATCAACTCCAACCTGGAGGCCGACGACAAGCCACGAGAGCGCCGAAGTGGAGCAACGAAATTCAGCTTTGTTGGCAGGCGATGAATCCGATTGAGCAAGTCCGCAGGCTTTACCGGCTGCATCCCGGCATGAGCTTCGATCAAGATCTCGCTGCTCACTTCGAGCGTGGATACGTTGTCTCGACTCCGCAGGCTTTTGGCATGGCCAGATCTGTTCGCCGAGATTGGGAACCGGGCAGGCTAAACGATCCTTGGGACGTGGAGCCGTTGGAAAGCGCCGACTGCTGGTTCCTCTGGGTGCTGGCTGGCGATTTGAGCGTGGCCGCTCGATGGCTTCCGCAATCTTTACCTTGGCTTGGCTTTGCCCGACGCGGTAAAGCGGCGCGATTTGTTGACAGTCGCAGATTTTTTGCCAAAATGAAGCTATGAATGCTAGAGCCAGGGCCAAAGAGATTCGCGATGACGTTCGCCACCCATTTGTGCTTCACTCCGACCTAGTTAAATTGGTCCGCGAGACGTTCGACTTCACTCCACAAAAGGGGGGCAAATCGTGCGTTGTCACGATTGAAGCCAGGAAGCTCAAAGAGATTCAGAAGATTCTAAGACTTCTAAGTTAGCTTACTCCCGAAGGCTGAATTGAGTGGTCAGACAGCATTTCAGACGACCTTGAACACCGTTTGAGGCAGTTGGTGAGAAACCAACCCACTCAATTCAGCCTTCAAAAAACCGCTTGCAATTTCCAAGCGAGTTCCGCCCTAGGTTGTCATGCGGACAATCTCACTCTTCGCCTTTCTGCAAAAGTGCCTCCTTGGCTGGCCTCTTTATTTCGGCGGCGGTGGTGGCGCACCACCTGCTCCAGTCGCGCCACCTGAACCTGCGCCTGTTGCCGCTCCTATGCGTGCCGACTCCCAAGGCGCGAAGAAAAGCGTCAAGGCCGCAAGCAAGCGCCGCATCGGTGGCATGGATGCCATGCAAGGCGACGTGCTAGGCAGCATGAGCCGCAACCGTGGCTTTACATCGACCCTTGGCGGATCAGCCAATGCTTACACCGGTGAACCCTGAACCTTCTAACTCTGCCCAAAAAGCAGAAAAGCTAAGCAAGCGGTGGCAGCAAATGCAGGCCGACCGAATGCCGTGGCTTGTCCAGTGGCAGGAGATCGCCGACCTGATGGCTCCACGCTCGGCTGGCATCTCCAGCAAGGTCAATCTGCCGGACACCTCTCGCGAAGGTTTGCTCTTCGACACGACGGCAGGCGATGCGCTGATGACAATGGCCGGGGGGCTGATGTCCTGGATGATGCCAGCCAATGAGCCGTGGTTTGGTTTTGATCCCACCCGCGAATTACGCGGCTCTGACCGGGTCAAGAAGTGGACGCAGGAATGCTCCGAACTGGCGCGGGAATACCTGAGCAATTCGAGCTATTACACCGAGGCACACGAGGATCTCCTCTCGCACTGTGGGTTCGGCACCTCGGCGCTCTACTACGCGCTGGAAGATGGCAAGCTCCGTTTCGAGCACCTTCCGACTGCGTCTTACTGCATCGAGGAGAATCGCTTCGGCGTGGTCGATGTCTTGTTCAGGGAATTTGAGTGGACTATTGAGGAATCCGCGAAGCACTTCGGCGCTGATAACCTGTCCACCAAATCACGCGAAGCCTTGGCCGACGACACAAAGAAGCTCGCCAAGATTAAGATTCTGCACGCCGTTTACCCACGGCCAGACAGTGAGCGACCCGACAACGAGATTGCCCGCATGGCCGACTGGGGCAAAGCCTTCGCCAGCTACTACGTCGAGCTTGGTGAGAAGCACACGCTGAAAGAATCGGGATTCGATTATTTCCCGTTCAGCGTCGGGCGCTTCTTGAAATGGACGGCGCTGGAAGGCAAGACCGCCTACGGTTACGGCCCTGGCTTTGCCGCATTGCCTGACACTCGGCAGATCAACTTCCTCCAGATGATGATGGACTGCGAGGCCGAGAAGCGCGTGCGCCCGGCTATGATCGCCGACAGCCGAATGGAAGGCGACATTGTGCTCTCTGCTGGCGGTATCACCTACATCGACACGGGCATGATGGAGCCGAAGCCGCTGCAAGTCGGTGGTGATTACAACGTCGGCCAGGACCGCGTCAAGATGCGCCAGGAATCCATTCGGGCGAAGTTTCACGCGCAACTCTTCAACATGTTTGAAGGGTTGGACGGCATCCGCACTGCCACAGAGATCAACGAGCGTGCTGCCGAAAAGATCACCGCCATCACTCCGGCTTTCTCGCGTATCGTGAACGAGAAACACACGCCGATGCTCCAGGGATTGTTCAACATGTGGATGGAATCAGGAATGCTGCCAACGCCTCCGCAAGAGGCGATTCAGCGCGTCTCTGAGTTCGTCGGCATCGTGCCGAATCCAATGGTCACCTTTTCATCTCGCCTCGCCTTGGCGATTAAATCGCTGCGGAACATCGACGCGGATCGCCACATTCAGCGCATTGTTTCGCTTGCTCCTATGCGTCCCGAAGTCATGGAGCCGTTTGACTGGATTCGTTGGGCGCGTGGCAGCGCTCGTGACGCTGGCGTTCCTACCGACTACATCCTTGACGAGGAAGTCGTCCAGCAGCGCATGGAGGCACAGGCACAGGCACAAGCACAAGCCGCGCAGATGCAAGCAGTGGAACAGGGAGCCAAGGCCGTTGGCAACCTGGGTGGAGTCGAAGCATTGAAAGGAGCAATGGCAGCATGAGTGAACGATCAAAACTAGATCTCGCGCAATCGTTCAACCGTGGGAATGACCTGCTGGTTTACCGTTTTGACGTCGCTTCCAACTTGCAAAAAGTGAAGTCCGACATTCTTCGCGCTTTCGTCGAAGGCTTTAACTGCTTCCGCTTTGAGTTCCAGTTTAAGGGACGCAAGTTTGAGGATCGTTTTGCCCTTCCGCATGCCGCTGGGTTTGACGAGCGCGACGCCTTGGAACTGGCTGAACACGCGCACGCTCGGTTCCTGAACACGGTTTCCAAGCTCATCGCATGATTTACCCGCCACAAGATTCTGAAAGCCTGGGCGAACACTACATTCGGCATGTTGCCGCAATGACCGAAGAGCTTTGCGACATGGCTTGCCAACTTGCAGTCCGTGACAAGATGCTTGCCACTCTGTGGGCTGAATACGAGGACCGGCGCTTTCAGTTTGGAGATGCTTATCTTTGGGAAAAACACGAAGACATTGATGCCGTATCCGAAGTGGAAGCATTCATCGCCGACACGCAAGCATGACAGCTGCCGAAGAGATCGAAGCAAAGCGCAAGGACCGCGCTGCAAAGCTGAATGCCGCATGGGCTGAGCTTGCAGGCTCGCAGGCGTTTAACGTCGTGCTCACAGCGGCACAGCAGCATTTCGGCATGTTCCGGCCTGTGTTCCAGGCTACCGACAATTTCAACCCGCACGCTGCCGCCCAACGCGACGGTCAGAAAGATGTGCTGGCTTACTTTCTCCGACGCCAAGCTCGCGGTGCGGAGCTTTTGGAAGATGACGAATTTTCCGACAAACAAACGCGGGCACTCTAACCCACCACCATGAAAATCGAAATCAACGAAGGCACCGTCACGAATGACGGCGCTGTCATTGGCACCATTGACGGCAATGTTTGCCACCTGAAAAACAAAGTCGGCCCGACGGTCAAGGGGGCCATCCGCAAGGAATCGGGCATTGTTGACCTGCAATTCATTGCTGGCGGCGACGCGCCGGAAAAAGAAGACGAAGACAAGGTCGATGCGCTGCCATCTCTCGCCGAGATGAGCGACGACGAACTCGCAGCCGAGATGGTGCGGCGCGGACTGATTCAAGACGCGCCAGAAGCACCCGCTATTGTTCAGCCTCCCGTAGTTCAGCCGGGCAGTTCTGCCGTCGAGCGTCTTCACAAGCTCGCTGACGCAGGCCAGATTCCAACGCCTCCCGCTAAACACCCGGCTATGGGTGATAAGACGCCCGAATACGTCGCGTGGTTCAAAGCTCATGCGACGTTGGCGGAAATCGCCGCTCGCTATCCTACCAACCGCCGCGTTCCGGCTTCAACGGCAGAATTCTTCAAAGCCGAGGCCAAGCTGCAAGAGCAGTTGCCAGGGGAGAAAAAGGACACGGCCAAGGAAAACGACTTCACCGGAGAGGACGCATAAGCCATGAAACTTCACCCACGATTCATTCTTGAAGACGACGGCGGCGACGGTGGTAGCCAAGGCGGCGGCGCCACTCTGCTTGGACGTGCCACTGGTTCTGGCGATGGCGGCGGAAGTCAGCAGCAACCGCAACAATCGCAACAAGGCGACGCCGATGGCGGATCGTCCGCCTGGGACTTCCGTTCTGCGCTCGATGACAAGGGCAACTTCAAAGCAGGATGGGACGCCGCACTGCCCGACGATCTCAAGCCTTCTGCTGCCACGCTGGCGAAGTATCCAAATCCGCTCGAACTTATGCGCGGCCACGCCAACGCATCGAAGCTCATCGGCCAAAAATCCACGCTCAAGGCTCCTGCTCCAGACGCGAAGCCGGAAGAGGTCGAGAAGTTCAACGCGCAAATCCGCGATGTGCTCGGCGTCCCGGCAAAGGTTGAGGATTACAAGATCGCCAAGCCGCAAGAAATGCCAGCAGGTCTGACGTGGAACGAGGCCGAGATCGGCGACTTTGCCAAGCTAGCGCACACGCTCAACATTCCTCCGGCTGCGGCGCAGAAGCTGGTGGAGTTTGACATGCAGCGCATGGCGAAGCTGCATCAATCTGGGCAGGCAAAGCTCGATGAGTTCGTCCAGTCGCAGGAGGCTGAACTGCGCAAAGACTGGGGCGCTGACTTTGATGCGAATCTTGGCAAGGCCGCGAAAGCTGCGCAGATGGCAGGCTTCGACATCAACGACAACGAACTTGCCAACAATGCCAAGTTCGTGAAGGCGATGCTGACCGTATCGAACCTCATCAAGCCTGACGCCCTCGTTGGCAACGACAAGGCAGGCATCGTAATGGATGGCAAGGCGCAGGCTGAAGACATCCGCCGCAACACGAACAACCCTTGGCATGCCGCTTACTTTGGCAAAGAAGGGCCAGCACGCCAGCAAGAAGCCGCAGCGCTTATGATGCGGCTCCAGGGGGTCAAAGCATGATCGAGCAAACCCTAGCTTGGACATTCGTTGGCGCGTGTTTTTTGCTGTTCGTCATGTTTGTCATGCACAGGTTTGACCGTTGGGTGGATCGCAAGCTCGCCGAAGCTCACAAGCGCAACGGAACTCAACCTCGCGTGAAGCGCCGATGAAGATCAGCGCCGACCATTGGCTCGAAGGAGCTTTGCGCCGCCCAATTCCTGGGGGTGCAGCCATGCCCGTGCGACGCTTCCTCGTGATTCATTTCACGAGTGGAGCGACGGCGGAAAGCTCCATTGAGTTTTGGCGCAGTCCAGATGCTAAAGGTGCCTCCGCTCACATCGTCATCGACCGCAATGGCACCGTTTACCAGTGCCGCCCGTTCAACATCACCTGCGGGCACGCTGGCGTTTCGCGCTGGCAACAGTTCAGCAATCTGAACTCGTGCTCCATCGGCATCGAACTCGCGAATGCTGGAGATGACGAGCGGCTCACAAAGCGTTGGTCACAGTTTCCGCCGGTCGAAGCCCGCCACAAAAACGGCGGCACACTCAAGAAGTGGGAAGTCTATCCCGTGGCGCAACTCAACGCCTGCGAAGAAGTGTCCAAGGCGCTCGTTGCTCGCTACAAGCTCGACGACGTCGTCGGCCATGATGACATTGCACCAAGCCGGAAGGTCGATCCTGGCCCGGCATTTCCCATGCAATCGCTTCGCGCCGTGTGTGGATTTAAGGCAGAGTAAAATTGCGTTTGACATTCAGAAAAGAGTTCCGCCCTTTTACCACAGAGTCAAAGCGGCCCCTGTTGCCAGGGATACCCGCGAGAGCCAAGCAGCGGCCTCGAAAGAGACACCCGCGAGAGGGTAACACCCGGCAAATCCACGACTCGGAAAAGCCATTTCTCGCAATCATCCAATCTCTTTATGCGCTATGAGTGACCAGCTACCTACCTACTTTGAAACCGAGTATTCCAAAAATTGGGAAATGCTCGCACAACAGATGGACTCACGTCTCGGCACTGCCGTGACGCCGACGACCATCACCGGCAAACGCCGCAAGTTCAACCAACTCGACGAAGGCGAAATGTCCGAAGTCACCGAACGCAAGGGCGACACGCCAGACGGCGATTCGACCGGCGAAAGCTACTGGATCTTCCGACGCAAGTTCGAGAAGGTCATTGTCTTCGATGAAGATGATGAAATCCAGCTTGGCACCATCGCTCTGCCTGACTCTGATGAAGTGGCTTCTATGGCTGCGGCCTCTAACCGCACCAAAGACCGCGTCATCATCCAGGCATTCGATGGCACTCGCTACATCGGCGAGAACGGCACGACCTCTAACTCGTTCTCTGGCGGGATGTCCATCGCTGTTGATTACGTCGCCTCTGGTTCGACCGCTAACAGCGGCCTGACACTGGCGAAGATCAGCCGCGCCAAGAAGCTCTTGGACGAGCAGGAAGTCGATGACGGCGACCGTTATTTTGCTCACTCCTCACAGCAGCTTCAGGACATGCTGCTGGTGGACAAAATGACCTCCGAAGACTACGCGAGCGTAAAGGCTCTCGTGGACGGCAAGATCGACCGCTTCCTTGGCTTCAAGTTCGTTCGCACCGAACTGCTGACTCGGAACACTTCGACCGATGTCCGCACCTGCTTCGCGTGGCACAAGTCCGGCATCAAGTTCGCCGAAGGTGGTCGCAACACCCACATGGACATGCTGCCAAGCCGTCGCCACTGCAAACAGATCCGTGGCGTCTATCGCTGCGGGGCTGTTCGCACCGAAAACGAAAAGGTCGTTCGCATCTACGCGGACGAAAGCCCGTAACCCAATCCTGAGCGGGAGTCGAAAGGCTCCCGCTCTTTCTCCATTCCTGAACTCAATTCTCTACTATTATGGCTCTTGTTTATACTACCTTTGGACAGTCCCAACTCGATGCGCTTACTGACATGAGCGCAGCTCCTAACCTCAAACAATCAGGCGGCAATCTGCATGTTTTGCAAGTCACCAAGACCGGCTACACCGCCGCGACTGCTGACCCGCTCTACCTCTTGCGTTTGCCGAAAGGCGCT